GATTTAAATCAAACTACAAAAATGAAGGAATCTATGACAAAATTATTCCTATCTACAGAAACAAAGGTGATATTGCTGACCCTGAAAAAGGTAGAGACCTTATCTTAGAATTAACTAAGGCAAAAACTCCAAAAGGGGCTTACTACACCGTAATTCAAACTGTTATGTATGATGACGCGGAACCTGTTCACTCAGATAAAGACCTTGCAGAATCTTGGATTAACGATGAGTTAACTTGGGAAGATGTTTATTCTAAAAAACCGGTTGAATACTTAGAGGCGATTGCAAGAGGTGAAACTCCAAAATGGAACTCTGATAAAGGTGGTTACGATTATGGTGATTCATCTGAAGATGAGACTTCATTTGGTGGTTCTAAATCATCAGGGTATGAAGACCCACAAGCGAATGACGATGCGGATGATGAAATGCCATTCTAATCAAACAAAACTTAGACATATTATTGGACACTGAGATTACTTGGTGTCCTACTTGTCTAAACAAACTAAAAAATTAAATTAACATAGACATATGGCGATTAAAAAGAAAACATTCTCTCTAGAGGATATAAAAGGTAAATTCTCTACAAAAACAAAATATAAACCCGAAAGTTTCTATAACTGCGGTGACGCTTTTATGGATGCTTGTGGATTACCGGGACCTGTAATGGGGGGTATTAATATGTTCTTGGGACATAGTAATGCTTCAAAAACAACTGCTATGATATTAGCGGCGGTTGATGCTCAAAAAAAAGGACATTTACCGGTTTTAATTATAACTGAAAAGAAATGGTCTTGGGAGCACTCGGTTGAGTTGGGTTTACAAGCCGAACAAAATGAAAATGGGGAATGGGATGGTCATTTTATATTTAATGATTCTTTTGATGTTATTGAACAAGCGACTGATTTTATAAATGATGTTTTAGATGCTCAAGAAAAGGGTGAGATACCTTATAGTTTATTGTTCTTATGGGACTCAATTGGAAGTATACCGTGTCAGATGACTTTTGACGGTAAAGGTGGGGGTATGTTTAACGCTAAAGTACTTGCAGATAAAATAGGTATGGGAATTCATTCTAGAATTTCTAAATCTAAAAAAGAAGATTATCCTTATTATAATACTTTGGTTGTTTGTAATCAACCTTGGGTTCTCCTTCCTGATGGACCTTTTGGTCAACCAGAAATTAAACCCAAAGGTGGTGAGGCATTATATTTAGCGTCTTCATTAGTATTTCTATTTGGTAATCAAAAAAAGGCGGGGGTAAATCATATAACGGCAACAAAAAATGGAAGAACAATTTCCTATGCTATACGAACTAAAATTTCTATTTTGAAAAATCACGTAAATGGGATTGCATACAAGGATGGTAAGATTATTGCGGTTCCTCACGGTTATATATCTGATACAAAAGAAGCTTTAGATAAATATAAAAAAGAATATTCTAGTTATTGGAATGCAATTCTTAGTGGAACAGGTGAGATTATTTTGGGTGAAACTGAAGAAGAAGATTTTACTTAAAAAAATTGATACTATTACTACTTTTAAGTATTTTTAAGATATTTATATAATATGGGAAGACATAAAATTGATGAAGATAAAAAAAAGGTAAAGGTTTCGGTTGCGATTGACCCTCAATTACCACAATACTTTAAAGATAAATCTATAAATTTATCTTCCCTTGTTAATAAATTATTAAAGGAATATATTAAAAATGGAAACTAAAGTTTGTGGTAAGTGTAATCTTGAAAAAGATTTGTCTAATTTTAGAAAAAGAAAAGATTCTAAAGATGGGTTTAGAACTGAATGTAAACAATGTTCTTATCTTGTTTGGAAAAAATATAGGGATAATAACGATAAAAAAATAAAAGACCAAAAAAGAAAAGAATATGTTGATAACCGGGAAAAAATTTTATTAAAAGTTAAAAATTATCGAGAAGAAAATATTGATATTATTAGGATAAAAGATAAGGATAGGTCAAAAAAAAGATACCAAAAAGACCCAAATAGGTATAAAATATATTATGAGAAGAATAAAGAAAATATTTTAACTTATAAAAAAGAATGGTCAGAAAAAAATAAGGAGAAAGTTAAAGTAAAAAGAAATCTTTATCATTCTTCAAGATTAAAAAATGATGTTATTTTTAGATTAAAATGTGTAATGAGGTCTAGACTTTTATCGTTTCTTAAAACCCGAAACATTACCAAGACAAACAAAACTTTTGAAATCGTCGGTTGTACCCCCCAATTTTTAAAAGAACATTTAGAAACCCAATTTACTGATGGTATGAGTTGGGACAACAGGAGTGAGTGGCATATTGACCACATCATTCCACTATCATCGGCAAAAACAGAAGACGAACTTTATAAGTTATGTCATTATGAAAATCTCCAACCCTTGTGGGCTGAAGATAATTTGAAAAAGAGTAACAAAATTTTATAGTAACAAATACAAACAAAACAAATGACTAAAACACTTTTGGTCGACGGAAATTACCTACTAAAAGTTGGTTTTTGTGGTGTTAAAGATTTTTTTAACGGAACAAAACACATAGGTGGGTTATGGCATTTTATCAACACAATTAGACGTTTGATAGAAGAAGAAAATTACGATAAAGTAGTTGTTATGTGGGATGGGGATGATAACTCCCTCACCCGAAAAACATTATATCCCCAATATAAAGAAAAAAGACGATTAACAGATGACTTTAGAGACCAATCTTTTGAAGAACAAAAAGAGAGGATTAAGGAGTATTTGGAAGAGTGTTATATAAGACAAATAAACGTCGAAAAAAACGAGGCGGATGATTTGATTGCTTATTACTGCCAAATCTCGGAGAACGAACAAAAGACCATATTCTCGGGGGACAAAGACCTTATCCAACTTATCTCGGATAAAGTGTCGGTATATTATCCAAAAACCAAACAAACATTCAGAAACGGAGACAAAGTGATGTTGGAATATTATTATTTTCCACATCAAAATGTTCGTACCTATAAGATTTTATCCGGTGATAAATCGGACAATATTGATGGTATATCAGGGTTAGGTGAGAAAACTTTAATTAAGTTTTTTCCTGAGCTACTTGAAAAAACGGTTTCTGTTTCCGATATTTTACAAAAGGCTGAAATCCTACTAAAAGAGAATAAAAGTAATAAGACTTTACAGAATCTATTATCAGGGAAAACAAGAACCGGAGTATATGGGGATGAATTTTTTGAAGTTAACCAAAAAATTGTTGATTTATCAAATCCTCTAATAACCGAAGAAGGTAAGGAACTTGTTGAATTATATTATAAGGAAACTTTGGACCCTGATGGGAGGGGTTATAGGAATCTTATAAAGATGATGATGGAGGATGGGTTTTTCAAGTATCTACCAAAGGTGGATGACGCGTGGGTTAATTTTGTTAGACCCTTTATGAAACTAACAAGAAAAGAAAAAAGAAATTACAAAAACAATTAATTTAAAATTATGAAAGACCAAGATTCAGTAAAATTAGAATTCTTAATGATGGTAAACGATAACATTATCGTTCAAAGATTTTTCAACGTGAGAGAGTTTAACAATGAGGCAAAAAACTCATTAGAACTTTATGAGTTATTGAGAGATTTTAAGGATGATATTAAACAACAATTATCGTTAAAAACCGTAACGTATATGACGGATAATATGTACGAAATTATTAACAATCCGGCTATTTTGGATACGTCATATATTGATGGTCCGGAGTACTTTAATATCTTCGTAAAACAAAATGATGTGACAATTTGTCATAGACAGGTGGATGCTAAAGTATACCCTCCGAAGGTAAGATATACTGTGGATGTACGCCCACACCTAAAAAACTTGTTGATGAATTTGACTGACATTTTCTCGTCAAAAAATTTAACAAAAAAATATATGGAGGTTAAGCTAAGTGTGTAGTATTTATTAATACACTAAAAGAAAAATATATGGCGTCAAACAAAAATTTCGAGTATCTAGGTAGTACCTTTCAGATACAATTATTAAACCAAATCATTATCGACAAAGACTTCTCAAGGTCTATTATAGATGTGATTGAAACAAGTTATTTTGAAAATAAATATTTCAAATTAATCATTCAAATGATTAAGGAATATTATACAAAATACGAACATACACCAACCTTTGACACCTTAGAACAAATTACTAAATCTGAGATACAACAACCTCTGGCAGCAAAAATCATTATTGATACCCTTACAAAAGTTAAGGAGTCAACTCTTGATGGGGCTGAATTTGTACAAGAAAAATCTATGAAATTTTGTAAACAACAAGAGTTACAAAAAGTAATGGTTAAAGCTCAAAAAATCATCGATACTGGTGAATTTGAGAGTTATGATACATTAGAAGAGATGGTAAGTAAAGCTCTTCAAGTAGGGGAACACGATAAAGGAACTGAGAGTGTTTTTAGTAACTTAGATGATGTTTTAAACGAGGATTATCGTCATCCGATACCGATGGGTATTCCGGGTATAGATAGACTCTTAAAAGGGGGGTTGGCTAAAGGTGAAATCGGTGTTATTTTAGCACCAACAGGTGTAGGTAAATCGACTTTACTTACAAAAATCTCAAATCACGCATTTAATTTGGGATACAATGTTTTACAAATATTCTTTGAGGATAAACCAAAGATTATTCAA